CTCTGTTGTCGCTTTCCATCCGAAAAGCTGACGCTTTTCATTAGTCGTAAGAAACGAAACGAACGATATAGAGCGCATGGCATTAATCCGCGCTTCGACCATTGTCGGGATAGAGTCAACATCGGCAACAATGCGAACTCCTGGAGGGCAAAGTAGCGCGCTTAGGCCCTGAAAGATCGGCTCGATATAAGCCGGTAAAACTGTATCCTGCCAAAACGACAACCGGCTATCGCCGAAGTTGCCGGTAAACTTAGCAGCATCAGAAGCGCCGATCCCGCTAACAGCCAATGGGATTCCGAAGGCCCCGAAGATCAGCCGCGCCATATCGTCGCTCGGCACCTTGCTGTGAATGTCCGACAAGTCGTTATCCAACTTGTGAATCTCAATGTCACCTGCATTCTGCAGAACCGGAACACTCCCTGATCCTACTCCGCCGCTTACAGAATCGGCGGCCAAGTGCTTCTTCAAAGCTTCAAGCTGCGGCGCTGTCAGTGTTTTAGAGCAAGTTACCATGTATCGCACATTCGGGTGCCCGGAGGCTGACTTAATCGCGCGAATGAGAAGATGCTTAATCACGTCAGCAGGAAGCCCAATCGCGCGGAGCGGGCTAATAACATCATCGCGGTTCTGATAACCCTTTAGACCGGGTTTCCAGATTTGCCCGACGAAGCCATCCTTGGCCCCCGGCTTCCAGGTGACGCGAGAAGGCCATTCTTTAGCCTCTACACCAAGCCCGTAGATATACGCAGATACGATACCGCGCTCGTTCAACTTAACTTGGACCAGTTTGGACTCAAGGGGATAAATCCCCGTGGCGCGCTCTGGGTGTACGGCGCTAAACGCCAACTTGAATGCAACTCTCCCGTATCCAGCATAGTTCAGGGCCAGCCAGTAGCGAAGTTGCGCAGCGGTCAGATCAGGATTAGGATGATCTAGCAGACTTTGAATTTCTGTGATAACGCGCGATTTGCCCGCTCTGTCCGAAGCTGGAGCGTAAGGATCAACTTCAGTAATCCAACGGACCTGCTGAACAGCTTCAGCAATTTTCTGCAACGCGCGGTAGATGATAGGATGGCGGAGTGCGTTTTCCATACTAACATAATCATCAGCACGTAGAATAGCAACGCCGGTTTCACTGTTCAGGTAAAAAACGTCAGGTTGAACGGGCGCATCAGCAATGCTCCGTTCTGGCGCCGCCTTTTGTCTAAAGAGTGTTGGAAACCGCATCTCAAGCCCCTAAATGTAAAGCACGTCTTGCTCATCTTGAGCATGAGAGGTTAGCGATTCCTCTTCAACCGCGTATCGAATTGCGTCAATACAGTGGTCAACTTGTCCGGGAGCAGGAAGCGGAAGCGGTTTACCGTTTGGGTCGGTGTGCCATTTATAGTCTCGGACCTCTTCAGCAGTTATTGGACAATCCGGCGAAATAACAAGCTCCATGCCCTGAAGCCAGTTAATGCCGTTTTTGATAGAACCCGCGCCCTTACGAGCGGAAAATACGCTAAACCCACAAGACTGCAAAAACTCGATAGTTTCTGGTCTTGCGCTATCCGCTGTAATTGGCCAGTCGCGGGCCTCCGGTATTCCGTCCATCAGCGCCGGGAGGTCGCGGTTTGGAACCTTGTAGCCCACAGCTTCGTTGGCGATGTAAACGATGCCTTCCTCTTGCAGCACGTAGAGCTTGATAGTTACGTTCGGGTCTGCCGAGTAGCCAAAATCCATTCCAAAACGCGGGCGGGCTTTGCCGGGGTCGATCCTTCCGACTCGCCAGTTGTCGAAGATTGCAACGTCTGGGTTTTCATCGTAGCCGCCTTCCCAAATGTGAACGTGACGCTTTGGGGACTTAAGTGAACGACGATACTCAGACGGCATACGCGTTTGCATAAAGAACGGATTGTCGCGCCAGCTTACTTTCCTTACGTAGGCATTTTCAGGGACAGCGGCGCCACGAAACAGGTTGTCAACCGGATCGGTGCGGTATCGCGGATTCCAAGACCAGATCAGACGAGACCCTGTTGAACGAATAGTCGGGATTATGACCTCGACCGACCGCGCCGTAAAAGTATGCGCCTCTTCACCCCAAAAGATCGTAGCACCCTCAAGCGACTTCGCGCTGTCCGGGTTACGATCCATGCCGATAAACGACAACCGGGAGCCGGTCACTAGGTTGACGATTTCGCGTTCAGTCGAGTTAAAGTGCGCACTCATCCCCATAGCTTTAATCTTGATTTCGAGCAACTCTTTAACAGAGTCTCTGATCGAGATTTGAAACTGCCGCCCGCAAACGATCCGCTCTTGTGAGCGGGAGGCTTGTGCAATAAGCGCTTCAGCAACGCTGTGCGATTTACCGCCGCCCCGACCTCCAAAAAACGCATAATGCTCAACAGCCCGCCGCGTTTCTGGAAATACGCCGGTCCAAAGAGGCAGAAACGCTTCAGGGATTTGCAGGTTGCTCATTACACCGTCTTGCGCGTCACCGGAGCAGTCGGAGCGCCGCGCATCGTTGCGCTCTGATACGTCTGAGCCTTAGCTAGACTGTCGCCGCCTGTTGGAGCCACTACCCGGCTACTGGTAGGCGGTCGCGCCACCGACTTGTTTCCGCATCCACAGCCCATGATTCTCTCCTGCGAAGTTGTTACTGGCCTATCAGTCTAGCCTAGACTATTGCGCTTAGCAAGGCCCCGATTGCTATTCCGACCACAAAGCCGACGATTAGCCCCCGGAACGTCAAGCAGCACGGGCAAGAAGTCCAAAGATACCCGGTCATTCGGCTTGTCCAATGCTCGGGAGTAGAGCACCAAGGCGGGACCAATCGTTCACTAAAGTAGGCCATAGCGTTTGACAGCCAGTTGTCTTCCCAGTCAACCGTCTCGTCGTGTTCGTCTGGCCAGTCCGGCCAGTTAGGCCGGTACGTGAAGGGGTTAACCATCAATCAGCTCCGGAGCGTGCTGGACCCCGACTGCACAGAGGACTGCCTTAGGAGTAAGACACTGCGCAGCTTCTTCTGCTGAGATAATACCGAACCAGACAGGCGGATGGTTGTCTCCCGGAATTGAAATTATGCAGCGCCCGCCCTTGTGCAAACACACGAGCTCTGCTACCGCCATCTTGCGGAGTAGAGCAGGCATCGGACCATCGGCGAACATAAACATAACGCAAAGTTGGCCACCGTTGAGCGCGTTCGCTAAGTCTTTTGGCGACAGTTCCCAAAGCGAAGTCATCATCGGGACGCCGTAGACGATTTCATCCCTTACGTGAAGCGTTAGGAATTCTTTTTGCCCTTTGGCGAGGGCGCGGGTTGCTCCGTTAATCCTGAGCGGTATCATTATTGACCTCCTGCGGAAGGGTTTACCTCGTAGTTCATCTTGACGATATGGCGCTCTACGAGAAGCGACATTAAACGATCATGCTGCGTCTGTAGAGCGGAATGGGACGCCTTTATGAGCGCCAACTCCTGCTCTAAGTCTAGCACGCGATTGCGGAGCTTTTCTTCTTCGAAACGCTCGCCGAACAGTCGGGGCAGGGCGGTAGCTGCCGAGGACATAAGTCCGCCTATAAGAAGAAGTATGATGTTCTCACTCGCCGTAGGAAGCGGGACGTATGTCAAGAAGACAACGAGCCCGAATATTGCGGTAAGAAACAAGAAGGCAGCCCATTTTTCGAAGAGATTGGCGGTCATAAGATTATCCTCGTTCTGTATCATGAATAACTTAGACTCCAGAACGAGAATTAACTCGCGCCCCTCGGCAGTCTTGTTTCGGCTCAGTCAGGGGCGAGACCGGCTCTCCACGGTCTCGCACTTACTTGCACGCTCAAAACTGCGCGGATACTTAACTCTACAGGCTAGGGATAACACCCGCACGACTGATACGAACAACAACATCTACATCGGTGGCCAAGCCAGCACTCGCCGTATAGATAAGAACGGCGAAACTGATAAGGCCGTAGGCTCCGGTTTTACGAACAACCGGTGGAGTGCGAAGAACAAGCGCGTTCGGCCCCGCGTATTCAATGTCTTCGATAGTCAGCTTGTCTGTTCCGTTTGGCGCAATCCTATTGCTCCTGAACGTTCTGACAGTCAGATCTGGTTCCGCGACCCTTAGTTCGACAGAGAAGCCCCGGATACCCGCGATAGGTAGGTTGTTCCGGCGCAGAACCTCGACTACGGCTACGCCCTCGTAGTAGTCGCCCACGGCGAGACTGCCGGGTAGAGTAGCAGGGGTGACCGCTTCCACGCCGCGCGTGTTAGCATTGTTCAGCAGAGAAAGGTCGCAGTCAAACCGAAGTTCGATTGCCGTATCATCCCCGGCTCCGACTTTTGCAACCGTCAAATCACCTTGGGGAGTTGCCGGGGCAATTCCTGACCAAGACGAAGTTGCGCCCGCGCTGGTTGTGGTTGTTACGGTCCACCCATCCGGAACAATGTTGGGGAGGGTGTTTACGTTTTGACCGTTGATCGTAAACGTCCCGTTGGAGACGGCATTCCCCGAACGGGCTAGAGTGCCGCCCGTCCCGGTCATCAGAGCATTGGTGTTGAACGTGACAGGACCGCCAGTCCCCGGAAGCCCTTGCACAATCCCCGGGAAGTATAGGTCGAGCGCGGTGCGGTAGAACGACGCGAGCAGCCGAACGCCTGCACTCGCAGACAGGTGCAAGCCATCGTAAACTAGACTGTCGAGAATGTCGTTCTCGCTGACGGTTCCGATCACTCTTGTCGGATCGTAGAAGGCGGCTCTTGGGTCGATCACACGAACCAGTCCGTTAAGGCTCGGCTCGGCTGCGAGCGAACTTACGAGAAGCGCGTTGAAGGCGTTGACCCATGTGATTCTCTGATCTGGAACGATCGCGTATCTCGGTCCCGGCGGAACCGCGAGATGGTTGGTTTGGTTGAACGCGTTCGCCGTGTTTCCTCTTGGCAGAACAGTTGACAGGAAGATGGGAACGTTAAAGGCGAGAATGATCTCTCTGCAAATCTTCACAACGTTGGCATAAGATGCAGCAGGCGAGAAGGTTGTCACGCCGTCATTGGTTCCGGCCTGAAAGATAAACGCATCTGGACGAAGAGCAACAGGTATTGCTGCAAATCTTGCCAAGAAGTTGGCCAAGTAGAAAGGCGAGTTATCCGGAGGAGCCTGACGAGCGAACTGGCCTGTGTTGAACCCACCGATACCGTGGTTGATCTGGTACGGCATACTGTATTTTCCACGGGACAGCCCCTCGAGCCAAGGCGAGAAACCCCACGAAACCCCACCTACGGGAGTAGTCAAGTTTGTCGGCCAGTTTTCCAGCTGCGGGTCCATCGGAGGAGCGCCGGTAATGTCTTGGCATCGCTGAGCGAAGCTGTCTCCATAGATACCGATCCGAAGCGGGGCGGGAAGAATGACAACAGACGTGGTAGGAGTCGCTGTTCTAGCGGTTGACCACGGGCCGTTACCGATTGCGTTGACAGCGCGGACTTCGACGGAGGCCAACGTGTTCGCCAGCACGTTGACGATACGCTGGCCCAATCCCAGCCCGACGAGAGTCTGCGGCGCACCTGCGCCCACCCGCCACTGTAGAGCCGTGAGAGGCGACGCACCGTCGAACGGTAGCCCGGTGAGAGTAAGCGCCAGTTGGTTCCCTGCCGGGCTCGGATTATCAACAAGCGACCAATCGGCAAGCTGGAAAGCGGACGGAATTGTGGTCACAGTCGGTGTGGAAGCCGAGTTAACGTTCGCCGCGCTAACCACGTTGCTGGCCGTTATCCGAACGCGAATCGTATTGCTCACATCGGCCTGAACAAGAGTGTAAGTGCTCGCCGTAGCGCCCGCGATGTTTGCGACTCCCCGCTGCCACTGGTAAGCGTAGGTAATCGGATTCGTTCCAGTCCAAGTTCCGACCGTCGAAGTCAAAACCTGCCCGAGCTGCGGCACACCTGTTACTTGAGGAAGAACGGTATTGACCGGTAGAACTGCTGCCGGAACAATTCTCGTAACGATGGACGTTGCGTTCGGAAGTGTCGTGTTTGCGGCGGTGTAGGTCATAACGAGCGAACGAGCGCCGGATGCAGTCTTTGGAATAGTATAAGAGTTGCCGACCATGTTCGCGGTTACGTTAACCAAGTCGAGCGTCAAAACCCGCGTAACATTTGGGAAAGGAAAACCGTCCACAATAGGGGGCGTGTAGACGTAGAGCATATTGGCATCTTGGTCGGTCACAACGACGGAAGCTTGCACAAGAATAGAAGGCGCAACCGGCACATCTGGGTTGTTACCGCAGCACGCAACAGGGGCGGAGGCGATCGGGAGCGTTTCAATTGGCGCTGGAACGCAGGGAAGAGAACAGTGTAATTTACTCACCATCGGAGTCTCCTACGTCGCTGTTGCGTCGATTTGCTTGGTGTTCGCGGAGCCGGAGGCGTAAGAAACTTTGCCGCCACCCATAAAGAAGAGCGCGTTGTAATTACCGGGGACGGTGGCCAGCTTTTCCAAAACCACTTTCCACTCTTCTTGCGTCAAGTCAGCCGGGGCGCGGCGCGCGTAATAGCCGTCAAGCCACGCGCAAAACTGATCGAGTTTCATCTGCGATTCCCATGTAAAAGGTTTGAGGAAGGAGGCTCGGGCATCAAGCGCTCCTCCCTCTAGGACAGTGGTGCGGCGCAGTCCAAGGACTAAACTTCGTCGCTCTCGGCTGTCTTTTCGTCGGGGTTCAAGAACGTCCCCGATGCAATAGGCGTGATATTGAAGGCGACCGGCGGTGCGCCCACAATACCACCCAATTCTGTTTTCTCGGCGAGGCCGAGATCGCGCGAGATGATCGTTGAATTCAACGTCCCAGCAGCGGCATTTTCGAACTTCTGGTTGTAGATGGCCTGCTCAACAAGCTCCATCACCTCGGCCCAATCGTCCCCGAGCAGCTTGTAGCCTTCCATGCGCGAAGCCGGAATCGACAAGTGTTGCGCAAGGCCGGATTTCGTAAACGCACGAACTTTTGACTTGTCAGCGCGAACGATCCCGCCCTTATACTGAAAAACCTGCTCATCTTGTATCGGGGTATCAACGCACCACTCGAAATAGCCAACGCAGGCATCAAGGAAGTCTTGTGCTGTCAGGAAGACGCGCTTCGCTTTGATGGTTAAGTGCTTATACATGAATTATCCATAGCGCCGCAGCGGGCTTGCCCACCGGGCACGACATCGCGGGTGCGATTCCCGGACAGCTAAGCAGACGGAAGCCCGCCTGTCAAGATAAAAGTGACAGCGGGTGCTGGATATATTGCGTCCCTATGCGGACACGGGCATCTTCACCCTTAACTTTGACGACTAGCCCGATCAAACCCTTGAACGGACCAGCCCTAACTTGAACAACGCTGCCCGTTCGCGGTGGAAGCCGAGGCAGTTCATTCAGCATCGTTTGCAATAGCTTCAACTCTTCAATGTCAACCGTTTTAGGCCGGTCAGCCGCATCGTAGGCCAGCACACGAACCCTGAATTTTTCCGGGCAGACCCTCCGCATCGCTGGCCACCGGTTTGGTGGAATAAAAGCGTAGCCGGGCATCATGGCCCGACCTTCCTTAATCGGAACCCAAACCTTATACTGTTCGCCCCAACAGAATAACTCATACGGATAAGCGCATGTAAGAACTATCATGTCTGCCAAGGCGCCTTGACTGTGAATTCCAGCGGTTGAATTTTGACGACAGGCCGCTGAGCAACGGACGCAACAACAGGCTTACGAGCCTCTAGCGGTTGGTACTTCTTCTTGGCGCCCGGCGGCGGGAACGTAATCTGAACGCCGGTAGGCGAGTGGATCAGACACAAATCTTTCAGGTCGGTGATGTCGTACCACTTCGGGATTGCAACGATAACCCAACCGTTATTTGGTTCGAGTGTCGTGTAAGCGTGACCGACCCGCTCATCCAGCTTAAGAAGATCAATCGCGGCTTGGGCTTCGTCTCTAGTTGGATAGTAGAACATCATTGGCCACCGGCTGCGAAGTAGATGACGGCAAGAATCACAAACGGCCACAGGAATATGCTGCTCCCGATATCACGCATAGCAAACACGGGGTAGAGTATATACCTGACAATCAGGAATAGAGCAGCAAGAACCAGCAGCTTGGTAAAGAAGCCGCCGCCTCCAACGGGGATATAAAACATATCTAGTTCCTTTCTTTTATTCGCCGTGGTACTGCCACAGCACAGCGTTGCAGTAAGCATGAACGGCACCGATGGTTAAGCCTGTCTTGTGGCTATGATGCAAGTGGACGGGGTTCTTCAAAAACCCCGGCGGAAACTTACTCCACACTATCTTTTTGTTTTGCACAGGGGTCTCGTATACACCGATTCCACAGTGACAGCATTTCCCAGCTTGGGAAGCTACATAAGCGTTACGAACCCTACGCCGCTCTTCCGGAGTTAGACTGTCGTATAAAACGGGTTGCACCTTGTTTCTCCTTGTTGCCCTGTCACTACCTTAACAGCCCTTGCACCCGGTGTCAAGACGTGCTAGGATAGGGCAGGCAGCAGGGATAAACCAGAATGACGTTTGGTGCGAAGCAGAAGGGAGCTAACGGCGAACGTGAGCTTGCCGTACTTTTGATGGTATGGGCACGAGAGATCGGTGTCGAGTTGGACTTACTGCGCAATCTAGAGCAGGTCCGTTCCGGTGGCCACGACCTAATCGGTCTTCCAGGGTTGGCCACCGAATGTAAGCGGGTTGAAGGCTTAGCCGTGGCCGAGTGGTGGCGTCAAACCGTCTCACAAGCCGAGCGAGCAGGCGCGCGCCCCTTTCTATGCTACAGACAGAACCGTAAGCGGTGGAAATTCGTAACTAAGACATGGGTGTGGCCGGCCTCCGTTTGTGAGATCGTCGTCACAATGGACGAACCAGAAGCCCGGCTTTGGTTTCACGGCCATTTAATCAACGAAGAACGCAAAAGAATCGAAGGCGGATAATTCGGCGTTTACAGGCGTTTTACCTATGCTTTCAGTCATAATTGACTAGAATCCGGCGATTATGGCCAAAATTCTAAAAACGCTAAATCCAGATATTTGATATTTTGAAATCCAGAGTTTTGAAATGTTTAAGTCAGGCTTGACTAGAGCCCTGTTTATTCTAGAAGTGAGTTATTTTTGAAAATATAAAATGTTGCAAGAGGCCATGCCGCCCGCGTTTTTCGACACCCCGCCTCACAAAATTGCCCCGGCACCCCTGAATTCGTAATTTTATTGCGCGCAGCATTTTTGCAACGGTTCGTGGCCTTTCTGCAACTGTGATCTTTTTGCCGACTCGAATGATCGGCGGCGTTCGACATATTTGCAACGTGTTCTTTTTGCCACAGTTCGTGGCAATTCAGCAACGCGACAAATATACCACGGTTCGTGGCATATCGGTAACGTGTTATTTCGGTAACAGTCACCACGTAATTTTCTTGCGTTGTTATCTGATAACAAATCTCTGTTATCTGATAACCGTCCGGTGTTATCTGATAACCGTCTTCGGTTATCTGATAACCATGCGCTGACGTCATGGCTCCCATGCACGGCACGCCACAGCGTCCAGCGCGTACCTAATCCGTTCTAAAACGTTTTAGCTATGCGTCCGGCGCCGCTACCGCTGGCAAC